ACGTGCCATGTTGGCCTCCGTTTGTGAACATACGTCCAGCCTTCCTTGGTTGGACAACGGTTATAACGCCACACCTTCGGTGGTAGCGCAGGGACGACGAGCGCTCGCGTGGGCGTGTAAGATCCTGAAATGACTGTCACGCACCCATGTTCCTTGGCGCGCAAAGCAAGATTGGAAACGTCTTTGGCCCTTTTACACGCGAAGAATTCCTCCGTGGAAACACAAAACCCAACGAAAACAAGCTCTTATGTCCGCAATATGCAAGCAAATGACATGTGGGGGGGGCTACCCCGACCCCCAAAGCCAGATTTCGACAATCGCCATTTCCGACCCCACGACCAATCTGAGCAAAATTGAAAATTTAGGAGTTAAATTAAATGCCAAATAATCCGAAAGGCCGAATAAGCCCCCAGAACGGAAAAAAGCTTACGCCAATGCAAGTAGCCAACATGCGCGCTGGGCTATACATCCGTGTTGAGAACCAATTAGACGATGCTCACGCTGTTGTTATGGGGGATAAGGAGTGGTCGCCCACTCAGGCTCGCGTTTTTTCTGCGTTACTAAACAAAGTAATGCCTGACCTAACTGCACAGTTTGTTCAGCACGAACATACTGTACAAGACAGCCCAGACAAGATGTCCAGAGAGGAGCTTGAGCGCATAGCTTCGGGCGTAAATCAGATAATAGATGCTGACAGCGTGGACTTAGAAGCATGAGCCTGACACCTCAAGACGCTGCGCGTCACCTCTTAGCTTTACGCAGGGCCGAAGAGAGCTTCGATGGTTTTGTAAATCTTCATAACCCTAACTGGACGATACCACCGTTTCACAAGACGATGATAAAAGCCTTAGACGCTTTAGAGAGGAACACCCTCACCAACCAATTCAATATGTCTGACGCAGAAAAGCGCAAGACAACTAAGATGCCTGTCCGAAACCTACTTATTACGATGCCGCCACGCCACGGCAAGTCTACATTCGGCTCAGTCCTGTTCCCTTCTTACTTTATGGCACGCAAACCCAGTCGCTTTCTCATGTCTACATCCTACAATTCGCAACTTGCTACTGATTTTGGAAGACAAGTCCGAGAACTCGTAAACGATCCCCTAACTGAGCAAGCGTATCCTGACTTTGAGATGTCTGCTGACAGCCGCGCAGTTGACCAGTGGCGCACTACAAGCGGTGGAGCCGCATACTTTATCGGAATAGGCGGAACCACCTCTGGGCGAGCCGCAAATTTACTCTTATTCGATGATCCCTTTAAGTCACGCGAGGACGCAGAATCCGCAACCCAGCGCAATAAGGTTTGGAACTATTATGTCTCTGCACTATCCACCCGACTACAGCCTGACATAGATGGAGTGCCGCCAGCTCAGATCGTTATCCTAACTCGTTGGCATCCCGACGATTTAGCTGGCAGACTTATGCAAAGTGACGACTGGAAAGAGGGTAGGTGGCATCATATAAACTTCCCTGCCATAGAAACTAAGCGCACGGCAGACAAAAAGAGCCGTGCATCTCTACCAAAAGACGATCCAGACTACATGTCTGGTACGGATTTACAGAAGGTTGGCCCCTCAAAACGCTATATTCACAGTACAATTAAGCAAGCATTGTGGCCCGAACGCTTTTCTTTAGAGGATTTAGAGCGCAGAGAGCGCCTAAATCCGCGAGAATTCGCCTCATTGTACCAGCAAACGCCCTATATCGTGGGCGGAAACATGATAAAATCGCACTGGTGGCGTACATTTCCGTCTGATTTAAAGCCAGAAACCTTCTCAACCCTCGTAATATCTGCCGATACAGCCTTCAAAGCGAAGACAACATCCGATTATTCGGTGATGTGCGTCCTCGGAATGGACACAACGGGCGATATTTACCTAGTTGATGTCATCCGCGAACGGTTTGAGTTCCCAGAACTAAAGCGGCGCATGATAATGCTGAACAATAAGTGGCGTGGCAAAGGATTGCGCGGCATTTACATAGAAGACAAGGCATCGGGCCAGTCACTTATCCAAGAACTCAAGCGCGAAAGCGGAGTATCCGTAATTCCCTACAAAGTATCGGGCGATAAAGTCTCGCGCCTCTCAGCAGTCCTTCCACTTATAGAGGGTGGTCGCGTATTCCTGCCAGAGAACGCACCGTGGGTAGATACGTTCTACGACGAGTGTCAAACCTTCCCATCTGGCACACACGACGACCAAGTAGACGCTCTTTCTATTGGGCTGGATGTCCTAGCCAGAACGCCTAGCTCTGGTGACTACTACGCGCCTGCCTCCCTTACCCAAATGGACGCTAACGCTTGGCTTACTGGCGCAACAAAAACCGAATGGAGAAACTGGGGTGAGTAGGGACGACTTGCTAACCACAAAGAGGGTAACAAATAACTATGGCTATTAATAACGTAAATTATCGCGCAGAATTCATGCCAGCCGATGACGGTATCGTTGTCGATCTGTCTGAGCATGCCGAAAAGTTAATGTCTTACGATGATATATCAGCAGACCTGACTGACGATCAGGAGCAGCATCTCGTAAGCTACGTTAAGTCTGCTATGCAAATGTCTTACGACAGGGTGTCTCAGCGTTATCCACACTGGAAACAAGCAGACCGCGCTCACGATGTTTACGTTAAGCCAGATGCTACGAAGTTCCGTGAGAAAGCTGTAATAGCTGACACACGCGCAATCAGTGACACCGTACTCACATATCTCATGGCCGCACTTACGGGCCGCAACCCAATGTTCCAGCTAGAAGGTTTAAACAGGAAGTCCCGTAAGTCGGGAGCAATACTTGAGCGCCTTCTTCACCAGCAAATGCGAAGAACCGCAGGGGAGGCCCGAATTGCGCAACATCTTCTTGACTGTATCCGCTACGGGTACGCCCCTACGAAAGTCACATGGTCACAAAAAAGCAGAACCAACGTCATTACGAACGTCGATCCAAGAAGAGTATTCCACGACCCCCGTACTAACTGGGGTGACTGGGAGAAGATGCAGTACATCATCTTTACCGAGTATTCCTCCTACGATGCGATCCTCCAGTCAGGCTTATACCCTAAGCTCCGACAGTTCCCAGCCTTACGTAATAGAATATCTGCTCCGAACGGTGGGTGGGACGGACACACTTGGCACAAAGAAGCAGGTCGCGGCCTCTCCATTGATCCAGCAGACAGGAGCCGTAGAGAAAACGGTGGTTCCTTATTTACGCTTGGTGACAGCCGAGTAGTAGATGAGACATGGATACGTCTTGCAGGATACGAAGTTAATCTCCCTCAAATAGACCAACTATGGATGGTCGTTACAATCCTAGACGAAAGCGTAGTGATCAGATGCCAACTGAACCCATACGGAAAGCAATTCCCAGTAGTGGTTGGTGGTTTATACCACGACAGCCACAAAACATACGGTCAATCTCTGTACGATTTACTCCTTCCACTCCACGATATAGCGACTTGGCTACTCCGCAGCCGTATAGACAACGTGCAGGCGGCACTCTCCAATCTTATTTTCGTAGACCCTACGCAAGTTGCTATCGGAGACTTAATTGACCGTAATCCGCACGGACTTGTACGGACGCTCCCAGGATCAAAGCCCAACGAAGGCGTATTTATATCGCAAATACCTGACGTAACCGCAGGTCATTGGCGCGATATAGAGGCTATGGGTGGATTAAAACAGCGCGTAAGCGCAGCATCAGATGCCCAGCAAGGAATGCCGACAGCCGAAGGCGGTGTACGTACAGCTACAGAAATCCAGCGGCTCACCCAACTGGGCAGTCAACGACTTGGCGTACTCAGTCGTATCATATCCTCAACATCAATACGCCCAATGGTACGGATGATGACATCCAACATACAAGATTTCTTCGGTGACGAAGGTTCAATCCGTATGAATGACGGTGATGCTTCGGGCCAACTTACGAATATGGTTAAGGACAACTACCTCGATTTCAGCCTCTCTGACATTCAAGGAGAAATAGACTACCTCGTAATTGACGGTACGCTTCCTCTTGAACCTACGAAAAACGCTGAAACGTGGATGAATATGTTGGGCATGCTTAACCAAACTGGACTAAGCATGGAGTACAATAGTGGCAAGATAGTCGAAGAGGCTATCCGAGCTATGGGCATATCCGACTTAGAGCAATTTAAGATCTCCAAGGAGCAAGCGGCTCAAGGGCCAACTCCTGCGCAGCAGATGCAGCTCATGGAAAAAATGCGCGGTGCATCCGTACAGCCTCAAGAGAATATCCAGAATGAAGTCCAGAAAGGGAACCTTGTTCCAATGGGAGGCGACAAATGACGTTAGCTGACAGCAAAGCCTTAGCTTCTGCGATTGATCCAAAAGTCAGAGATTACATCGACGCAAAGATCAAAGAGGAATTATCTCCAATCAGGGACGACTTGTTGGCAACAAAGATTGCAGTATCAGAACTAAGAGATGCGGATCAACAGGGCCGCGACACAATCAATGCTCACGTAGTCAAGATACAGTCAATAATTAAGCTCTCTCGCAGTCGTGTAGAACAGATTGCCGAGAAACTTGGAGATGAATAAGAATGGCTCAGACTAGAGTTCCATCAGAACAGCTTTCTTTTAGAAGTGCCGCCACTGGCGAGCATTTACTCGACACTTACTTAGAGGACGCAGAGGTTGCTGGTCAGCGACTAGATCAGCTTATGGCAAAGCTGTTCAACGCAACAACTGGAGAGGTAGATGCATTTACGTTTACCTACACAAACGACAGTGGCGGTCAGAAAATCAATCTATCTATAGGTGGGCAAGCCTCAAATGAGATTGCCAGCTTCACTCAGCTTTTTACTGATATAGCCACAGCAAAGGCCAGTGCGCTTTCTGACGTCGAAGTAAAGCGTGTTGCAGCAGCTTTATCAGAAACAAACGCATCTACATCAG